TTCAAACGGAAACATTACTACTTATGGAGGTGCAGTATTTACTGGAAGTCAGAATGAATATGCATTATTTAAAAACTTTAACAGAAATTTTAATACGTGGTGCACTGAAACTGAATTTGAATATATGGAATATTATATATATATCGATGATACTACCGATAATGATGAGGCATGGTTTTATACTGTATCTTTTGGTCAAAATATAGATGAATCAAATAGTTCATACAACATAGGTAATTCAAAACCACATATATATTATCAATTGAAATATAACGACGGGGTCTCCGGTGACGCTATAGGGTGGGCTTTGTACTGTATAGGTGGTTCAAGTATTAATGACAATTATGGAGCATTTGGTATGAATGAAGGTAGAGGAATTTTTAATAAAGGACAATGGAATCATATAATTATAAGAATTGGAGAGGCAGTAACTAATGCTAACACACTGGAACAAAGAGCTAATTTCTATGTAAATGGTGTAGATTATTTTTCATCAAACGTTAATGGTGAAAATTTCTTAACTAACGAACACATTGGAGGAAGTTATACTGGCACAAATCAATGGCGAGAGAATCCTTGGAGTAACTACTGGAATGAGGATAATATTGCTTGGTGGGTTAAATATTATGGCCACCCTACAAATGCGAATACAGATTTACCAAGTGATATTGCAGGAGATGTGCATGATGATTTATCAATAGGTGGTTTATGGAATTTTACAAATAATAATGGAAAATATTTTAAAGGAAAAATAGGTTTTGTAAGGATGTATAGAACTAACACTGAATTAACACAAACTGATATTGATAGAATTTATGCGAATAGAGATGTAGTAGGTTATGATCCTAATGTGCAAATGCTTACAGGCACTATACAAGTGCCACAAATAACAAATAGTTATTCAACCAAAGTTAAACTAAATAATACAGGTGATAAACTTGTTGTATTACATGAACAACAGTTTGAAGATTTGACAACTAACGGACAAGTACAAATATACGAATACAGCTCTTCTGATGCTTCTTGGAACTATTTTGGAAATAAAATAGAAAGTGCAGGATACAATGATATTTCTGGTGGTTCTATTGCGATCAACGATGAAGGAAATATGATTGCAGTTGGATACCCACTAACCAATTCTGCTACTGGAACAACCAAAGTTTTCAAATATGATACTTCATGGAATCAAATTGGTTCTAATATTAATGGTTCTGCTACAGGTGACCATGCTGGAACGGCAGTAGTAATGGACGGAAGTTGCGATTTAATTGCTATTGGTTCTCCTTCTGTAAATGCTGGAGAAGTCAATGTGTATCAAAATGTTGCCGATACATGGACCTTATATGGTAATAAAATACAAGGACAAGCTGACAATGACCAATTTGGCACTTCTATTGATATGACATCCGCAGGAAATATGCTTGCCGTTGGAGCTGTCAATGCCAACGCTGGTAAAGGAAATGTTAACATTTATCAATATTATACAACTGAAAGTTCCTGGAATAAATTGGGTGGTGATTTAAGTGGAGATGCAGTAGGAGATTTAACTGGAACATCCGTAAAAATAAATCAAACTACAACTAAAACAGAAGTGACTGTTGGTGAACCTACTAGTAATTCATCATTCGGCGGAGCACGAACATTTGAAATTGAACATACCAAAATATACGAACATGAATACAATTCACAATCAAATTCAGCAATTATAGGACATAATGAATATTCAAGAAACCAATTCTCTACTGCATTAGATGTATCTGGAAATGTAGATGTAAGTGGTAATATATTAGTAACAGGTAATGTAACTATTCCAGGAGATATAACAGTAGATGGCTTGAATTATAATTCAATAAATAGATCAGCACCGATTTCTGTTGATTATTCTGATATTACGGAAGACTTGTCTTTCAATCATAAGATTGAGATAATGACAAATGACAATTCACTACAAACATCCTCATTAACAATTCATAATGATCTATCTAACAATGGAACATTCGGTTCATCATTTGTATATGATAATAGTTTGTCAGTAACGGGTTCAGTAGTCGTAGTAGACGCAAGCAATACAAATTATGGTTCTTACACTGTATATTCTAAAGCTGATGGCACAGATTCATTTATGGTAGGTAAAAGTGCAAGTCACGTATTCAATATTGTAAATCAATCAAACGTAGGTGTATGGATGCAACTTGATGGAAATAGTTTTGTTTCAACATCAGATGAAAATTTGAAAAAAGATATAGAAGACTTAGAAGAAAAAACAGATTCCATTATGAAACTAAGACCAGTGAAATTTCACTGGAATTATGAAGAAGAAGATAAAGAAAAACATATTGGTTTTATAGCTCAAGAAGTGGAGGAATTATTCCCCGATTTGGTAGAGGAAAATACTTATCCTGACGGTTCTACATATAAAGGTGTAGATAAAACCAAATTAATACCACATTTAGTAAATGAAATAAAATCAATTAAAAAAGAAATAGAAGAATTAAAGAAATAAATATTTTAATATAAATTTTATATAGTTTAATTTATTATCAAACTATATAGTAAATGTTACCAAATTTTTGTGCAGGAAGGGGATTTGATGCAAGAAATAATTTTGATAAATATGTAAATGATGGACGTGGTAAAGATGATGTAAGAAGAACGGGTGTTTCATCAAGAACTTCAAATGCTAACAGAAATGCTTTAAATAATCGTAACAACGACGAAAAAAACAGACTTAAACGTTTAAGTTCCAAATATTTTCCAGGAACAAATCCAGACTATGCTTTAAATGGACCTATGCCTCCGCCAGATGGTAAAAATAACGCACATTCAAATAGTGGTGCAGATGGAAGATATAAAGATACCAAAATGCTTTATGAAAAAGATTATTTAACAACAATTAATTTAATTATAGGTATTTTAATATCATTATCTGTTATAGCAAAAAAATCAAATTAATATGGAGACTTATACCGAAATAGAAAACCAACATAAGACTTTAGAAAAAAATTATCTTGATGCACAAAAATATTACAATCAAGCATTTTTAGGAACAATCAATATGAGTATTGGGATATTATTTATTGGATTTATGATATTGAAAAATCAATGATTATATATATAGATGGAGTTAGATCCAGAGACAGTTACAGAAGAAGAAAAACAATACTTAAAAGAAAAATATTCTATTGATCCAAGTAAAATTAACTTAATAAAAGAAGATACTTACAATTTATATTATATAAACTTTATTTTATTAATTATTTTTTATTCGCTTCTACTGGTATTGACATATTTTATGTATTCGAAAATTTTTCAAAGCCCAGATTACATATTTAAATCAGCACTATTAGTATTTTTATTTATATATCCATTACTAATTTATCCTATTCAATCAAATGTATATTTGGCATTAAAATATTTTTGGAACCGAGTTTATAAAAATGTATTTTTTTCAAAAGATTGGTAAATTAATCTCATTATTATACAAATATATATAATAATGAAAAAAGAACAAACATATGAAGCATTTAGTTTAGATAATACAAAATTAAATGTATATTCAGATATGAATAAAAATTTAGAAACAAATGTTGATTTTATTGATTGCATGGATAATAACAAAAAAGATTGTGAACAATTAAAAATACCTATAGATGAAGATAAAAGACAATTAATAGAAAAAGAGAAAATATTAAATGTTTCAAAGGATAAAAGAAACAAAGCACAATTAACTTATACAGAATGTGATAACAAATTAAAATCATGTCAACAAAATTATAATGAAATTATGAAAAAATCAAAAGAACTGAATAAAAGTTATGACACATTGCAACGTAATGATAAAATGATTACAGAAAACAAAACAAATATTAAGAATTTAAAAAATGAAATAAAAAAAATGGAAAAACAAAAAGAAGTTGCAAAATTACGCAGTAGGAATCACGTGGACTGGTATAGATCAATAGAAAAAGAAATAAATAATAAAATAAAAAAAATAAAGTCAGAAATCAATTCATTAGAACAAACAAATAGACAAATAAATAATAAAAATATAAATATTCAAACATTGTTTTATAATTTAAATGCTAGTATTTCATCACTTAAAGAATTATATAATATTAATAATTGTGAATTAACAAAAGATTGTTACTCTGAATTAAATGAAAATGATAAAATAGGTTCTGATTTTAACAGTGTAGAAAAAGAGTACAAACTAATTCAAAATAGATTAAAAGAACTTGAAAACCAACATAAAATATGCATGGACCCTGAAAAAAACAAATGTAGTAAAAAAAAAAATCAATATGAAGATAAGTTTATGGATATAAATAATAACATATATTATATGAAATCAGAATTAGAAAATTTTACAAATTTAGAAGAAAATATAGAACTGAATAAAGAGTTGAAAGATATTCAAAAAGAAAATAAAGTAAACAAAAATAATTTTAGACTATTTCAAAATCCATCGACAGATTCTTCAACACTATTAGAATATGAAATATGTAAAAATATAGTTATTACCACAATAGGTTCTGTAATGTTATATTATTTTTTCTTTGAATTTGAATAAAATAAATACTTATAATATAATAAATATGAGTCAATTATATTATTCTATTTTTAATGAATATGAAACATTTGATTCTATAAATGCAATTCATGATATTAGCAATAATATACAATCAATGAGTAGTGAAAATAAACAAATTAGAGAAAATAAAAATGAAATTAAGGAAAAAATAGAAGAAATAAAATCAAATCCGGGGCATAATTTACAATATACTGAATTAGTTGAAAATAAAAAATTTAAACAAATGGAAAGAGATTATAAAAGCAATATCTTACAAGATAAATTTTTACTTGGTTTAGGAGGAATCGCTTTTGCTTCGTTGTTAGTATTAGCTACTCAAATATAAATATGTATAATTATTATATATTTATATTTCAAATGTCAGTTGATTTCATTACTACCGATATGTCAGGAGTATCACAACAAATTAATCATTTAAATGCAACCATTAATGATGATAAAAGTAAAAATCAAATTTTATTAGAACAACAGAATGAAGTAAAAGAAATACTTGATAAAGAAAAGGACAATATACAAAAAAAAGTAGATCACTACAATCAAATTACAGAAACGGGCATAAGAGATGCGGTTTTAAAAAAAAACGGAAGTCAGAGACTAAAACAATATAATAAAATATTTTTTATTCTTACATTTACTGTTGCTATTTTGATTATTTTATATTTGATAGAAAAGAACTTTCCTTTTGTTCCAGAATCTATTTTGACAATTGCACGAATTGCAGTAATTGCTATTTCCATTATTATTTGTTCCAATTTAAATGATGAAATAAATTCAAGAGACCCTATTGATTATGATAAACTTAATTTAGAAAAACCAAATGTAGACACACCAGAGGAATTAGAAAAAAAAAGAAAACAAGCAGCGAAAGATGGTGATTTACTCGGTTCTATTGATATGAGTAAATGCAAAGGACCTCAAAATTGTGGAGATGGAACAAAGTGGGATAACGAAAAAATGTTATGTGTTCCAGTTTTAGAAGAATCTTTTGAAAATATAATTGCAAATGAACCTCATGAAAATTATAAAAAATTATAAGTATATTGTATATAAGAAATATTCATGATATTCAGATATAGTTTTGATGATGCTTTATTAAAAAGCAATAAAGCAGATTATCAAGTGAAAAAAATATATGAATTAGCAAGTCTAAATTATTTTTTATTTATAGTATATTATGTTTTAGCAGTTTTAGCTGTCTTATCAATAACATTTCAATATGATTTTAATAAATATTTAAAGGTTTTTATAGCAATTATATTTTTTACATATCCATTTTTTATTTATTATGTAGAAGAAATGTTAATAAAAAATTATAATTTAAGTTTAAATCTACTATCTGGTAGTGTATAAATAAAATGAAATATTATTTGTTTACTATTTCATTTTATAAATCCTCCTCTCCAATATCATCATTTTCAATAAGTTCTTCATCGCTATTATCTTCATATAGAATTTTCACCCCCTTCCAAATTTGATTTTTATTTTTACCATATGTCTTATCCATGTATTCATGAACCTCTTTGTTAGTAGGTGGCTTTCCGGAACCATAATTAGAGGCATACCACATAGTAAATTCACTATTAAGTTCATTCTTTCTAACCTTGCCGTTATCACATCTTACTAACTTATCATTAGCAAACTGAGATACGCAATCTTGTGAATTTCTGTATTCATTACTCTTTTCTGTAACAATATCACAGTCTGTAACTTTACCCTTTGTTTTGAAAACGATATCTACTAACATCGAAGCCATAATTTCTTTCCAAATTTCAAATTTATCTTCTATATTGGTTACCAGTTTAAATTGATATGGTTTTTCCTTATCATTATCAACTGGATTGTTTGTAAATAATGATTTAAACGGAACAGTTCTAATTCTTCTCCAAGTTCCATGATCATTTGACTTTACACCCATTAGCACATTACAAGCAACTACAAGTTTGCATTGAGGATAAAACCATACAGTAGTTGGTTGGTAAGGTGCTCTACCACTAAGTGCATCTTTACCGCTTGTTATTTGTTTCATAACACCTTCATTTATAACATCTTTTTTACTTGGCTCTTGCATGACAGCATAACGGATACCTTTTAATGAAACAATCTCTGGTGATAAACCACCAATATTTGCACGATCACCTGTAACTAAAGAAAGAGGCGCATGCACATTTGCATAATCACCTAGTATTAATTTCATAAGAGAGGTCAATACAGATTTTCCATTCTGCCCAGCACCAAAATACATATTAAATGTTTGGTCTGGAGATGTTCCAATTAAAGTTGATGCAAGATGTTCCCACATATATTTGCAGACTTCCTCATCAGGGAATAATTCACTCATAAAGGTTTTTATCTCATTTACTATTGGTTCATGTTTTTTATTTAATTTAATATAATTAATGTTTGTGCATAGCGAAACATAATCTTCAGGTTGACCATCTCTAAAAGTTAATTCATCCTCTACACTAAAATCGATTACCCCATTCTTAAAACACAACAATTGTTTATTTTCATCTAACCTATCTGCAAAAGTGTTATCATAGAAGAATTCTTTGCATTCTGTAATTATCTTAGCCTTTTCTCCAGTTTGACCCAATCTTGTATGAATGTGTAAAGCTTGAATATTTTTAGCCTTTTTAGTATCATGTTCTTGTTCAGTTTCTTCGTCTCTTTCGCCAATTTGATTCAAAGACCTATTACCTGAGGAATGAGTATTCATTAATTCAATTAATTTCGTATTATAAATGTTTCGTATTTCACCAGAAACTGATTGTCTTAATGAAACTGCTGAATCATCTTCTTTCCATCGATGATCTTTAAAACGATACCATAAACTATTTTTCATACTTATACAAACATATTCATGTCTAAATTTCATATATACAACTTTAGCTAAGTCATTATCTGGTGCTTTATACTTTGAATTGGTAGAACAAATTGTTTGATCGATGTAATAATCCAACGAATTCTTATTTATTTGGTCATATAATTCTGGATTCTCCTTCTTCGCCCAATGAATCAATGATAACTTAGTCAATCCTTCAGTAGGCTTATATTCAAAATTATTCCATCTTTCACATAGTTCCATTATCATAGTGTAGTCAAATCTATCCCATTTTGCACTAAATGCAATCCAAGTAATTAATAATTTATTATCTATATTTTTTAGAGCAAACCCTACACGAATCCATTTATCATATTCACTATAATAGGGTTCCGATAAAATCATCGTATATTCATGCATTGTTTTTAATGTATATTCTTCTGTATTATTGACCTTATCAAGAAAGCAATTCACGGCATAATCTAATTCATCTTTATTTTTAATATCATACGATATATTATTTTGATAATGACCCATTATAAAATTATTAGAAACCGGAACTGGACTTGTAGATTTAGACTTTTTGCTTTTATTTTTACGTTCTTCTAATTTTGATATAAAATCATTTTTCATAAATAATGATGAATTCTCTTTATTACGAACAGAAAGTTTATAATAATTCTTTTTCATATCAAATTTACTCAATGGTATCTCATTGTATTGAAATTCATTGTCTGTTGTGTCAAATACATAACTAAAAATTCGTGATAATGTGTATTTATCATAACCCGGTTTTCTGGAACCAAAAAGTTGCCAATTAGTAGTGCCTTTACTAATCCCTGCATCTAATACACTATCCCAACTATTAGTTAAAGGTAATTTTTTTAACACATCACCTATTTTTTTCAATACTTCTTCACGAATCATTATTTGAATTTCACTTTCACATTGAATATCAAATAATAAATGTATTCCATCCTTAGTAATCTTATCTTTCTCAATACGATTTACAGAAGGTTTTTCCATTACATAAACATTAATCCGTTGTTCATCATCTAACTGATAAATTAATTTGATTGTTTGTAAATATAAATCAATTAAATCATTTAACTCTTCTTCTGTATGCATCTTTTCATCTACATTATATTCATAACGAAAATCAAGATCTACAACCAATGGTCCATCTTCCATTCTTTGCTTCTCCGTTAAATATTCTTTTTTATTCTTAGACACTATATCTCGATAATAGAGTTCTAGAAAAACTGGATATACTGCATCTGGAATATTATAGGAACCACCTGGAATTCCATGTGTTTTACTTCCAATACGAGTATTCGTATGACCCCTTGAATTATTATTTTTGTCTGAACTCTTATTAATATATTTTCCTAAAAAGTCATATACGTCAGTAAATGCTGTAATATCGGGAATTACGTTACTTTTACCTTTACTGCTCGTTAGGTCTTCCATTTGTATATTATATATATTATTGTTCAACATATTTTTATCTTCTTTTTTATCAATTTTTTATTTAGACATTTTAAAAAAAAATATATTGTTATAACGCATAATCATAATATCTATAACTATTATAATGAGTAAACAAAAAAAAAATAAAACTTTATCACGTTCATCTAGTGCGAGTAGCTTATTTTCAAATACGAGTAGTTTAATAAATGATGATGAAGAGATAAATTTTGATAAAATAGAATTTATACCAATTAAAGGTAAAAGAATAAAAAATAAAAGAGATGAAATGGCTGAAATGTTTAGAGATTCACCTGTTCCAGATATTTTTAACGGACCTGTTCCAGACATTGAAAATATTAAAAAAAAACTTGAACAAAAAAAGGAAGGTTGGTTCAGAAAAAGACCCAAAAAAGGTGGCTCTCCGAAAAAAAAATCCAAAAAAAGGGATTTACCAAAAGATGATCTTGACAATTTTGATGAAGTAAATTTAGATTTTAAAACTAACAAAAAAAAAAAATATCCGTTTCAGGCTGAAGTTCCTGGTCACGAAGAAATGAAAACTATATACAGAGATTTAAAAAGCAAAGGCTGGTTTACAAAAGAATATAATACAGGAGGAAAAAGTGCAAAAAATAAGAAAATTGTTAACTCAAAAAGAAAAACAAAAAAAGTAACATTTAAAAAGGCGAACAAATAAAAAATTGATTATAAACAAAAAAGATTAGATATTTAGTATTTAGTAAATATATAATGAAATTCTGCACACAGTGCGATAATATGTATTATTTAGCAGTTGATGAAGATGACATCAATAAGCTAACTTATTATTGTAGAAATTGTAAAAATGTCGACAACACTATTAGTTCTGAAGGTGCATGTATTATTAACACTTATTCTGTTAACAATAAAAATATGAATTTTAATCATGTTATTAATAAATATACAAAATTAGACCCTACATTACCAAGAATGAAAAATATTAAATGTCCTAACGCTGAATGTAAGTCAAACAATGTAGACGGGGATAAATATTTACATCCAGAAGTAATATATATGAGGTATGACGATGCAAATATGAAATATGCTTATATATGTAGCATTTGTGATTTTGTTTGGAAAACCAATAATAAATTAAATTAAAAAATTGATATGTTTTATTTTTTAATAAGTATTTAGAAATAATAACTATATAAATTATAATGGATCCAGACGAAGATTATGTTGATGAAGAAAGCGACTTTGAAACAAGTGATATTGAGGATGAAAAGGACATAGATATAGAAAAAAAGAAAAATATAAAAATTGGAGAAGATATTGATAATGAAGAATTAGAAGAAGAGGAACTTGATGATGATTTGGATTTAGATGAAATAGAAGATGATGATAACGAATCAATCTCAGAATTAATAAATGAAGAAACCGAAGATAATAAAACGAATGCCTTTACAAAAACTGAAAACACAAGACAATTTGAATTATCTGATGATGATGATAGCGAAGACGACGATGATGAGAATTATTTGCAAAAATTCGATGAGTCTTTAGAATCTAATATTATTAATGAATTTTATCCAGAATTAAATTCACATAATTATGAAGAAGTGCAAAACTTGTCAAAAGTAGTTAGAAATAAGAATGGCGAAATCGTAGATCCTCTACATACAACATTACCGTTTATTACAAGATATGAAAAGGCAAGAATTATAGGAGAACGTGCTAAGCAAATTAATGCAGGTGCAAATCCATTTGTTCAAGTCGAACCTTCAGTTATTGATGGATACCTTATTGCAGTCAAAGAATTTAATGAAAAAAAGATTCCTTTTATTATAAAAAGACCTCTTCCAAATGGCTCTTGTGAGTATTGGAGAATGAGTGATTTAGAAATATTAATTTAAAAAAAATATATTATAATAATTATTTTTTTTTAGGATTTCCAGTTTTTACCACAATCTAAACAAGTGACAAATATTGTTGCCGGTTCATCTGCACTTCTTGTTTGTAATTCATAATATGTGCATTTTTTAGAACGACACTTTTTACATGTAAACATATCAGTTGATGCTTGCATATCATTTGAATGTTTATTTGCGTCTCTTTTCCTTTTTTTATCAATATACTCTTTCCAATGTTCAGTATTCATTTCTTGATGTGTCATAAAAGCTAACATATCTGGTGTTATTTCATTATTTATTAAATCATTTAATAACTTTTCATTTTTCAAATTAATAAATATACTTCTTAATCTGTCTATATATATTTGCGTAAACAAAGGATTATCCCAACGAACAATAATTTTTAATCTATTCGCCTCTTTAGAAGAATAATTATACACACCAGTTTCAAGACCTTTGGAAATATTCAAATTATCAATAAGTTTATTCAAGTTATTTTGAATATTTTCTCTAAAAACCTCTGGGTTTTCTATTTTTTTCATATCTTAAAATTTCTTTCCTTATAGCTGATTAAAAAAGGTTTTTTTTAATCAATTTTTACAAAATCTTTTTTATTATATTATCATCCCCATCAAATAGACGTAATCCTAAAACATTTTCTGGAGTATAAAATCCAATATAAGAATGAACATTAATTCTTAAATTTTCTATATCTAAAATTTTACCTTTATAAAAATAACATTCCACAAACCCAAATTTATGAATTCCTATTAGTCCATTTATTTGTATCTTCAAGTTTAGTTCTTCATTCCACTCTCTATGTAAACAATGTTCAATTGATTCTTTCCCTTCTACCTTACCGCCTGGAAATTCCCAATACCATGGATTAGCTCCAGTTTTATCTCTTAATCCCATCAATATATTTCCAAATTTATCAAACATTACTCCACATGCCACCTTCATTTTTTGTTACCTTATAACCAGTTAACTTTATATTCAATTTTTTATTCTAGCACTCCTGTAAACACTGTACTTTCAATATTTTTACTTCTCGTATTATATAACTTATTTACTACTTCATCATGCGATTCATCACTTTCATCTTCAAAAAATATTTCTTCTTCTTCTGAATCAGAAAGTTCATCACTTTCTTCATCTACTACAAATCCGTCTTTAGCATATCCACTTCTCGTTAGCTCACCTTCATATTCTTCTTCACTTTCTTCTTCGCTATTTAAATCTTCAAATCCACCATACAACTTTTCATATACTTCTAACCACTCTTCCATTAATAAATCATAATATCGTTCGCCTTTTGTTTTAACTATAACACAACTATTAAACAATAAAACATTATCAATTGGTGGAGGAAATTCATATTTATTTTCATAATTTGCTTTTCCTTCTTTAGAACCAAAAACTGTATATGAATAAGTAGACTGTTTCCTTTCAACATCCCATCTTATTATTGATTCAAAATTTTCTGCTTTTTTATAACCTGCTTTTTTAAAAAGTGATTCTGAACAAGAATCATAATTTATTTCTTGCAATTCTCCTGTCTTTTTTACAAGAATTATTCTTGTCATTACTATTTTTTATGAATTTACTTTTAAATAGTTTATTAATTTTAGTTCAAATAACATAAAACCTATATTTCCATCATATATATGATTTTAAATTTTATTCAATTTCTTATTCAGATTTTATTTTATCTTATTGTTATTTATTCTTTTCATTTAGGATGGGAATTCATTAAAGATAATTATTCTGTAAAAAAAAAGAGAGACATAATAAGTAATCAAACTAATAAATATAAACAAATGATAAATGATATGCAAGAAAACATTGTTTTGAAAGAGAAAAAAAAGGATATACAAGAAGATAGCTTTGAAAAATTGAATGATGAATTAGAAAATTATATTGAGGAAGAATTAAACAATCAGTAATTGATATAAAGATAAATAATTAGTAAATTTATCGCTCCATTATAATAATAAATTATTATGGAACTATCTTACAATCAATTGAAACAATTAATGTTTCGTTATCCAAAATTTGAACATTGTTATGAAACTGTTTCACAAAAAGGTATTTTAAAACCATATGATTATTGTATTGGTATTCCCACAGGGAAAAGATATGTTGTTTGGAATACATTTTATAACGATAAAGATGTTTCTTATTTAATGGATTTAAATAAAGATAAACAAATTTCTAAGGCTGTCATATTAAAAAAATATGGACTTAATTTGATGTCACAAAATACAATTGTTTTTGGCACTATAGTTGAAGATGATGAATTAAGTAAAAAAGTCTTTCTTATTGATGATATATACTATTATAAAGGTGTAAATACAAAAAATGCTTCGTTCTTTAGTAAGCTTTCATACATTAAAGAATATATTATTTACATGAATGAATTAGAACACGACTATTTATTTGCTTTTCCATGTGTTTGGAAATATATAAAAAAAGAAAATGACCACGAACTTCCGTATTCTATTAACGAAAATATTATAAATAATATTGGATATGAGGTTCATCATATTCAATATCGTTCATTTGAACAAATAGTCCCTTACATAAATGTTTATAATAACAAAAGATGGGAACTTAATAATAAAAAAATTCCCACTCAAACACTTGTTTCTGAATTAGAAACAAATTTACTTACTCAATATAAAATGATTTATTCTATAGATTGGAATAAACCTCAATATAAATATAATACTAACTTTTTAATAAAAGCTGATTTACAAAATGATATTTATCACCTATTCGCATATGGAACTAAAAAAAAAATGATTTATTACAACATAGCATTTATTCCTGACTATAAAACTAGTGTTATGATGAATGAAATATTCAGAAATATAAGAGAAAACAAAAATCTTGATTATATTGAAGAGAGCGAAGATGAAGAAGATTTTGAAAATATTACAATTGATAAACATGTTAATATACATAAATCGGTTCCATTTGAATGCATATATAGTAGAAAATTTAAAAAATGGATACCAGTTTCAAAAATTAAAGAGGATAATAAAATTGTTCATATAGGAAAATTGGTTAGAAATTATATTCGTTAACCAGATACAATTATTGCTTTTTTGGGAAGTCTACCATGTTTTCTATATCTTTCTCTTTGAACAGATATATTATTTGTTTGCAAATTTTTTATATTATCAATACTTTTTATAAACTGATTTCTTGCTAAAATAAATTTAAAAAACAAATTATTTCTTTCTAGTCTTTTTCTAGACAAACAACTTCTATACAAAGCACTTTCATATTTTATATCAGATAAACATTCTTGGTAATATTTTTTAAAATATCCTGTTTTACATTTCAATTCAAGTAAACAATGTTTTTTTTTATAAACTGAAAAATCATTATTATAATACCATTCATATATTTTTGATATTAATTTAGTATTTCCTACATAAAAATATATTTTTTCTATTATTTCAAACGGCAATCTATTCATAATTTATTTAATATATATATTAAATAAATTTTTTATGTATCTTTTTTTAATTTTTTTCAACTAAAATATGTCTTGATAAATTTTTTATTACTTTATTATCTAACCTTATTTGTTCATCTCCCATATCACCTAATATATTACGCATCATATCTATACAGAAATCATATTTTGGATTATTCCAATCTTCACATTCTGGATATTTCTTTCTCCATAATGGCACCGTATTATAATTTTGTTTTGCAACTATTGTAATCATATCTTTTAATTTTTTATTTTCTGGCGTATCTTTACTCCATTCATTGTTATCTTTTATATACATTGTTTCACGTTTTAAATCTGTGCAATGTAAAGGGCGCTTAGTTACGTCCATATCCTTAATTCGGGACAATATCATATTTGTCATTCCTGTAACATAACCGTTTTTTCCTATGTCTTCTAATTCTTGTAAATCTATGCTTATATTTTCAATAAAATCTGACATATTCATTGCATCCTTGCAGGTTGTATTTAAAAAGAAATTTAAATTGAATTTTTGAGTATTGTTTGTTGTATTTGTTGTATTATTATATACATTACCTGTATCTTTTACTGCTTCAATCAATTGTTTTTGCAAAGTTTGGTTTTCTTTTTGTTGTTCTATAATAAGGCTTTTAAAATCTTGATTTTGTTTAATTAATTCCATAATTGAATCTGTAGAATTTAATTCTGCTACATTTATACAGCTATTATCATTCATTTCTTTTGGAATTTCGGAACAATTGCGTTGATGTTTCCATAAACTGCCTCGACTACGATATTCTTTATCACAAAACTCACATTTGTAAACCATTTTGGTAAGGGGTTTTTTGGGGTAATTTTTGCTTCCATTTGCTTCCTTGATATGTTTTCGTGTGAGAAGGTGCCTACTATAATCCTTTTTATTGCTCGATATAAAGTTGCATATTTTACATTCAAAAATCTTGGGGTTTTTTGGGGTAAAATTTGCTTCCATTTTTCTTATAAAATGGAAGCATAAAAAAACCCCTAAATTGTTCGGCAAAATTCACAAAAAAAAATATGCAGTCATTGTTAGAATTATTTTTTTCGTAATTACTGCATTTCAATGTGAACCACTTTTTTACACCCTTTTTCAAAATTCTCAAAAAATTTTTTCAAAAATGGACATTTATTTTTGTCCTTTTTTTTGAACTTGATCCATTTCTTTTTGAGTTTTTTTTACAATTTAATATAATAAATTGAAATACCTACTTAAAGAACTACAATATTAATACGAAAAATGTATTAAAACGTAATGCGTATTAATACAAAATATGTTTACATACCAATATAGTGATAAAATGATCCCCAACATACACGAGCGTAATAAGGTGATATTGTATGTATATCAGATTCAAATATATATCCCATTACTAATATATCTACCAAAACCAGTTTGAATTTTTTTTTGTGAATTGGTTTATAATATTTATGATAATCATGAAAATCGGCAATTAGATTTATAATTTCAGGAGGAAAAACACGAAGATTTAATATGTCTAATTCTTTCATTTTAGATTAAATTATATAATTAAATTATATATGGAAAAAGATTTGATCTCAACTTTAAACCTAAAAGATAAAATGTTAATAGATAACAGTTTTTATATTACTTACGTATTCCTTATGACTACTGCTACAATTACCTTTATCGAAGCGATAAGAACAAAAGATATAAAAATTCGTAATATACTTAATTTAGAAACATGTATTTCAGTTGTTGCTGCGTTCTTTTATAGTAAATTTGTAGTTGATTTAGAAAAAGAATCCCAAACAAATTACGAAAAAATAAATAAAATGAGGTATACTGATTGGGCTATAACTACACCCATTATGTTATTAGTATTAGTATTAGCATTTTTATATAATACCAATTCAGGTTCTTTACCTATTAGTAATTATGCAATCATTCTTTTACTAAATTACGGAATGCTTGGATTTGGGTATTTGGGTGAATTAGGTGTATTTTCTAAATTAACTGCAAATGCTTTTGGGTTTGCTTCGTTTGCTGGTTTATTTGGATATATGTATAACAAATATTTATATAAACAATACAATTTTGATAACATGTTACTGTATTTAGTATTTTTCATATTGTGGTCGTTATATGGAGTAGTATATTTTGCAGATGAAGTAACAAAAAATGTATCATACAATATTCTTGATTTGTTTTCAAAATGTTTTGTTGGTATTTTCTTTTGGGCATACTTCACTAAGACATTTTCTCTCAAGTAAATATATATATGAACAATTGGTATAAAACTTTAAATACAGCTCCTTGGTCTCCACCAAGTTATGTTTTCGGTATTGTTTGGCCTATTTTATATATTCTTATGACTATGTCGGTGTTAATAGTTTTTTTAGATAAAAAATGTTATCCTTATTGTTCACCATTAACATACTTTTTTATTCAATTAATTTTGAATTTGAGCTGGACAACCATATTCTTTCAATTACAAATGCCAATACTTTCTTTTATAATGATTATTTTAATAATGGTTATTACTGGTTACACAGCAATTCGATTTTATCCATATAGTAAAATCGCAAGTTATTTATTAATTCCATATTTATTATGGCTTTGTGTAGCATTAAGTTTAAACGGATATATCATATTAAATAATTAACGTAATAAGGCATTAATTTCCGCATCTATATAATGATTACCATGACATTTTAATGGATCAGTTTTGAAAATTTTACACATTGCCTTTGCCATATCCTCAGGTAATTTATAATCACCATTTTCTTGATATTTTGGTAGAGGAACAGAAATTTTTGGCCACAACGTGTTAACTGATATATTTAAAAATTCCTTATCCCAGTATTTTGACATTAATGACATATTCATTTTTGTCATTGTGTAATAGAAATGATTCTGCCATTGGTCGTCATCATCATAAATCTCATGTATAGGAGGAGCAACTATTATTAAGTGTCCTTTTGTGTTTTCTTCTTCCATATGTTGTAAACATCTTTGACCAAATAAATAAGTTCCATTAGTATTAGAATTATTCATTTTTTTTACTTCATTATGGTATAGGTTCTTGGTATTTTTTAAATATCCTATATCTGATGTTAAAACTAATCCATTAATTGGTCCATGCACATCTAATGTTTCATTAATAACGTGTTGAATCTGAGATGGAGTATTAGTATCACAAATAATTCCCATACATGATGGTTTTTTTACAATTTCATTTATTATTTCTGACGCTGTAAATATATTTGGACTTGAGTTGAATTGTTGACTTACTAAAGTTACTTTTGCACCGTTAAAAGCTAAATGTTTTGCTATACTAAATCCAATTCCTTTTGGAGAACCAACTATTATGAAATTGTTATTTGTCAAATCCATTTTTACTTGTGTTAATATGTTCATATGTCTATTTATTTTATTCACACAATGATTCATAATTGACCTAAATGCAAACATTTTTGCTCCTGTTATTATGTTTTATTTTTTTCAATTTTATAAAATTGATTTCTTCTAAATAATAATTATTTTGAATAAAAATAATTTTTATAATAATGAGTAAAATTACATTTGAACTACATATTACGAGCGGTAATCCTTTGTATTTTAGTTTTGCAGATGATTTGACTGTAAAAGAATGTTATGAACAGATACTTCTACATGTTGATAATTGCACAATTATCCATAAAGAAACCATATTAGATGTATTTACAGAAGATAAACAAACAGAAAATATACTTTCTTTAAAATCGGAAGATAAAATAAGTATTGGTGATTTTATATCTCAAAATAAAAACTATTTCCCTGTAATCTCTATGTCTGATAATGTGTATAAAGTTTATGTTATTGATAAAATGTATTTTTATAATACAAATAGCAAATTAAATATACCTATTTACGAAAATGTAAAAAAAAGAGAAATTAAAACAAATCATTGGTCGTCTTTTGTTGAAAAGATAAAGAAAAACTTTATAACTATTTACATTTAAATATTATCAAAAAGGGTTGTATCTATTAAACATGGTGGTGGTGGTGTTTTTTCTTCTTTTACATTTTTTTTTGGATTGAAAATTACTTTCCAATCACTTTTTTCGCCTTTGTAATTTGTTGATTCTACTTGAATGATATTATATTTACACTTTCTATAAAATGTTTTTCTTCTTTGCCATTGATTTTGGAATACATCATGACTGTCTACCATATCAATTATAATTGGCTTTTCATGTTTAACTCTTAATATTCTACCAACCGACTGTGTAATATCTGTTTTTGGAGTTGCCATAATAAGAATGGATAATGTTTTTATATCTAATGCTTCTGCTGCCATTGCATAAGTTGCTAATACAATTTGTTTTGTTTCAGTCTCTTGTAAATCCTCTTTTTTCATTCCACCAACATAAAATCCCACAGTTGCTACTTTGCGATGTTCAATTGCATCATGTAAATATTTCAATAAAGAACGATTATGGCATAAAATCATAATTTGCGAATCAGTGCATTCACATATTAAATCCTTTACTATATCTACAATAAGATCACTTCTATAATTAAAATCACATAACTTTTTTATCATAGAACTGAATTTTGTATTGCCACGAAAATCTAATTCTACTTCATTAAAATCAGGATCATTGGTTTTGTATTGTATAGCTCGGACTTCTACCGCATCTTCGTCCTTTCGTTCTTCACTATATATTCTATCACCTATAAACATATACAATATCTTCGTTAATTTGTCTTTACGTTCAACAGTTGCTGATATACCAAGCATATAAGGTGTTATTGTTTTGAATAATGTTTTAGAAAACTGCTCACTACCTATTCTATGCACCTCATCAATAACAGTAAGACCAAAACTGGAAAATGCATTTTCTTGATATTGTCTATCATACATTGTTTGAACCATACCAATCACAATGTCTTTGTCTTGTATATCAAAAGTTTGTCCTTGAATTTTACCGACAGTTGCTGTTGGCAAAAACTCTTTGATTCTTTCTATCCATTGGTCCATTAGAAATTCTTTATGCACTATGATAAGTGTTTTCTTTGCCAATTCTGATATTATTTTTAATGCCATGACAGTTTTACCAAATCCGCAAGGAACTTCAAGTATAGCTCCGTTACCATTTATGCTGTCAGAATTTTTACTAACTGTAGATTTAACATAATTCAAATAAATATTGATGATATTTTCTTGATAATCACGAAGACTTTTAGCAAAATCAACGTTAATATCGTCGCCAGGAGTTATATTATTACGGTGAGGTAATCCATATCTTTGTATTCCATAAAAACGAGGAATATAAATTTTGTTGTCACTTTCTCTGTAAACCGGGAAACTACTAAACTCAGTAGGATTTCTGTTTTGCCCAAAAATTTCAGGTTTTACAAACAGTTCTTTATATAAGAATTCCAAATCATCTTTAGTAAGATTCTTTTTGGATATGGTGTATCCTTTTTTTCCAATATATGAATTTGAAGCAATAGATTGTTTATAATCTTCTTTTAAATCCATAATAGCTGAATGTTAAATAATAGTAATTAAATTTAGGAAAATCAATTTTTTATAGACTGAAAAAATTAATATATGTTTAAAAAATAATCATTATTAAATATATAATGAAACTTTTAAATTATTTTAAAGCCATGTCCAATTTAGAAGTATTGTTGGCAGTATTGTTTGCCCTCTTTATTATTTTACCTATAGAAGTGCCTTTGGTATTAGCCAAGTTAATTGATTCTTCAATAGGTATGGTAGTAATATTTGCTTTGGCAGTATACTTATTTTTCAAGGAAGATCCTGTAGTTGCAGTATTATTCGTATTTGTAGCTTATGAATTAATAAGACGTAGTGATAAAGCAACTGGTAAGCAAATTATCATGAAACATACACCAACACAAGAAAAGAAGGATGAGAAAATGAAGAAAATGAATCCTCCCAAGAAAGCAACACTTGAAGAAGAAATGGTTGATAAATTGGCTCCTGTTGGAAAAAGCGATATGATTTCTTATGTATCTACCACATTCAGTCCTGTAGCTGAAGAAGTAACTGGTGCATCTGTCTATTAATTAAAATATAATTATACATTTTAATTAATTAACCATAAACCTTAAAAGAAGTATAAGCTAATGGTGCAAATATAGTTAATACACTTGTCCCAAAATAAGTAAAAAGTGCTGAACGCATTTCATTGTCTGGCATAGAATAAGTTATTAAAACTGAACCAATGGTTCCAATTATTAAAAATAATGCCCAAAAAAGGAACATCTCACTTGGTGATATCACTACATCAGCTATAAATGTAGTTACCAATTTAAATAATTGATTAAATTGAACTTTAATATTCGTAACTTCACCATAATTTAGTTCTATATCGTTGTCTCCAATTTTGAATTTCAAAAATTCTGGGTCTTGTTTATTAAGTTGAATAATTGAATATCCAAATAATCCAATTGCAAGAAGAAACATAAATAAAACTGTAAATATTCCTTTACCAGGTTCCATACCAGTCATGAAAAAACTGGTTAAATATATGAATAAATAAATAAGTATTATATAATCCATCATTTTTACATATTCTAACTGTTGTTTATTATTTTTAGCTAGTCCATTTTCCCAAGCCCATTTTAAGATCCCTTTTATAATAAGAAATTTATAAACACCAGGAATAGTTAATCTTGTAAAAAATAATAATATCAAAAACATACCAAAGTTAGTTGAAATTTTTAAAAAATTTAATTGTTGGTTCTTTTCACTATCTTTACTGTTAGAAACTGAAGCTACATAAGATGTTTCTTTCTCATCACTTTCATCTAATAATTCACATTCCATATATACATCGTTCATGTTAGTGTTACCCTCTACCTGTTTTTTCTTTCCAAAAATAAATCCTAAAAAAGTCTCTTGAGAACCTTGTTCATTTTCAATCTCAGAAACATCGTTTTCAGTGTCTTTTGGCATTTTTAGATCAATCATAATTGATTTTGCAGGTGCTGATATAGTGAATAAATCAGTTTTCTGGGCTAAGTTCTCTTTTATGAACTGTCCTGATTCTAAACAGATAGGAACCGTCTTCATAAAAATAAATATATGATCAAATTCATCTTCATAATGTATGGTTTGTTCTTGATTATTGATAATTTTTTTTAAATCAAGTTTAAAATCACCATCATTGTTGTTATTGGAGACATAGGAAATTAAGTCATCAACATGTGAAGTATCACCATCACTAGATTCAAGAAGATAACATAAGAAAACTTTTTTGTTTAATGCTGATTTTGGTGTATGTTCAATGATAAGTTCTCCAACTATAGAATTATTATTGTCAGTAAAATCTGCAATGTTGTTATGTAAAAGACCAAAAAGATAAATTCTTTGAGCAGTAAAACTGGTAGGTTGTAGAAAATCAACTGTTAAATTAGGTTTTTTATTATTAATATTGATTTGGTAAAAGGTTTTTGATTCTTTTATGTATTCACCATCAACATCAATAGGTTTTGGAACCCCTTTATTGGAATTTGCAACACCCATCACATTTTTTTGCACATTCCGTTTTTTAATTTCATTTTCGTGATAAAATAAATCTACACTTTTATGAGTAGTGTTTAATTCTTTTGGGTGAAAATATGACATTCAAAGTATACTATAGTATTATAGTATATTTTATTATGTATAATCATAAATACTCTAAATTACAGGTATGTATTGGAAACTTCCGTTTTCATAAATGGTCGCTTTAAATGTGTCATTATATCCTTCAACATAAACCGTATCTCCATTATATATTTCATCACAGCCATATTCTCCAGAGCAACTTTTACCATTGACACTAACAGGAAGTCTTGCATTTAAATTACCAGTGCCTGAAATAGTATAATATTGCCATTTGTCTCTACCAGACATAGTTTGTTTTCCCATTAAAGGAAGTATAATATCATCATTAGCATTCATTTTATTTAAAATACCAATTTGTTGATATGTAGTTGGTAATCCTCTAGTTTCAATATTAACAGGTATACCACGAACATCGCTAGAATCAGTAGGATGATGCATATTGTTTTTAAGAGGAGGTCTGTATGGGTCGTTAAATATATCTTGTTTACTAGAGATAGGAAGAAGAATAGGAGTAGCAGTAGTTGTTTTTTCAAAATGTTTTACATTTACATTTTGTTCATCGGAGAACCTTGCTCCCATCTTAATTAAATTAATTGAATATAGTATGTAAAATACCAAAATTAAAAATAGTATAATTACAATGAGTGTAACATTTTCAATACAAACAACACCAGGAATACACTTTTTTGCCATATATACTATATAAACAATTTATTCTACATCTTCAGGTGCTCTGGCTTCAGGGAAAGCAAAGACTTCTTCAAGATGTCTAAATGCTTTATCAAACTTTCTCTCTCTAGTAAATAACTCAGGTATTTTTTTGTTAAATACATTATCTGTTTCATTTTTAGCTTCTTTCATAACACTTGTCTTTAGTCTTATACAAGAATAACAATTTTGTCTTACCCATTTTGGAAAGTGCATAAAATGAAAACCAAGAATTGGAAACAAAGTATCATTCATTGTTTTTAATCCTTTCCAAATCCTTTTTTCGGTTGAATATAAATCCCAGGATATGAATGTTTTACATACCCATAAAGTGATTTGTATAGGTAAATAAAGAATATATCCAATAATGGATGCTATATAAAAAGGTAAACATGGAATAAAATTTACTATAAGATTACCTACACATGCGATGTATGAACCAATAAATACACCAAAATAAAATACCAACTCAGTAACACTATTAAATCCCATTTCAATTGCTTGACCTAAAGTGATAAATTCTTCTGCTATTCCTTGGAATAAATTATCAAAGGCTTCAAATAGATTTCTAAGTCGACAATGAGTTTTATTTAAAAAACATACAATTCTAATAAAATTAATAAGCATATTATCTAGACCTTTGGTAAGTTCTGTAATAGGGTCTTCAATAGTTGCTTTTAATGCAGCCTTAGTATCTCTTTTAACATCTTCTGAATATTCGTTAAAGGCTCTTTCCATTTCATCTAATGGTGCTCTTAACAACCCTTGAGCTCCTGCAATCAACTCTTTTCCCAACTCACAAATTGGAGCAAGCACTGGTTCCATTACTTGTTCAGTCACTTTTGCATATTCATCAAAAATTGGATCCATAAGGTTAAAAAAAGGATTTTTCTTCACTCGTTGCTCTATTTCTCTCTGTTTCATCTCTAATTCTACTTTTTCCTGATTTTTTTTTTGTTTACTCATAATTATATATCTAATAAAGTAATATTAGATAAATATTTTAAAATTTAAAATGTATTAAAATTACTGTGATGGTGCACTTGAATCCACATCGCCGGCACGTCTTGCTTGAGGGAATGCAGTAACTTCTCTGAAATTATTATAAGCAGTAGCCAATTTTTCGTTGTTATCAGTAATAACATGCTTTTTACCATTTGGATTTTTACGTTTTTCTGCACCGGGATCAACGAATTTTCCAGCTTGTTTTCTAAATGCCTTTCCAACTTCTTTTGTTTGATAAGTAATAACTTCTCCTCGAAGACGAATACATGTATAACAATCTTCACGAATATGTTTTGGATATCTTAAAATACTAAAACCAAGAATTGCCTGTAAAAATACATCCAATCCAGCAAGTGTGCTAAATACCGTTTTTTCAATAGGGTATAAATCAATTGCTAAGAAAGTAAACAAAAGCCAAAGAGTTAATGAAACGGGAAGATATAAGAGTTTCCCAACGAAGTCTATTAAGTAGTATACAAAACACTTGAAGAAATTTAATGCAAACTTTGTAAAACAAGCCAAATATCTACCAAAGAATAAAATATTATAATCAGATAATGTTTGCACTTCAGGTAAGAACTCCCCAGCAGAAGCTTCTAATTTGTTAAAAAATTCTCCTACACCTGCAAAAATATTACTAATTCCAAGAAGCACATTTTCAACTCTATTTGGCACAGTCTCTAAAGCACAAATAATTCTTTTAAAATCCTCAATCATATTATCAATTCCATAACATACGGTAGCGCCATCATTATCAAAACAAGCTTTAAACATATTATCAAAAACGTTGCTAAGGTCTTGAAATGCACTATCAATTGCAGAAAATATTTTACCTAATCCTTCACCAATGACTGTTGGCCATGCTATTAATATATCTACAGTTTCTGTAATAATTCTATCAATCTTTCCAAAACATTCTTCAATTTCATCAACCGGTGGTCTTATTAATTTCAAATAAAGATAGTCAACAAGGTCTTCTCCAAAATTCGCAATTTGGTTTGGGAAATCTGCAATTTGGTTAAAAGCATTATTTAAATCTCTTTCTAAATTCGCAATTTTATTAAATAATTCTGTAATATCTTCCATTTTATGTTATTACCTTTTCTATATAATGATAAACATATTATTATACAGATTTTTATTTAATTACTACTTTATTTCTTTTTAAATTGTTCAAATTTTGCAATAAAGGTTTCAGCCTTTGTTAAAAGAGGATCAATCTCTTTCATATTTTTTAAAATATCTTGTTGGATAGATTGAAATTCATTAAAATCAGTTTTTAATTTATCATAGGTCTCTTTCTTTTTCTGTAACTCAGCTTCTTTCTTTTGTTCTTCAGTTTGTTTGATGTTAAGACTAATTCCTTTGTCTTCCTCTTCTTCTTCTTCTTTTTCTTCTTTATCTTCTTCATCATATAAATCTTCTTCTTCATCTTCGTGGTCTAAACCTTCTTTGACCTTTTTACCTTTCATTCCTTCTTTTCCAGGATAAATCATTTTAATGAGATTGGTAAACACTATAGCAGACAAAAGAATTACAATCATATTCTTACTAAAAAAGCTAATTAAAAATCCTACAATAACAAAAATAAGAACAGAATTATAATCTTTTGAATTTGCTAAAAGGAGGATATGCACAATAGCAATAGCAGCTACAATATATAACAAAACCTTGTTTTGTAAAAGAGAAGCGGGTTTGAATTTCTTAACTTGTTTGGTAATATTGGAAATTACTTTTTTCATTTTATATATTATCTATTGAAAATAATTTTATTTAATCACTTTCACTACTATTATAATATTTTGGCACGTCACCACCATATATGTCAAGTATTTCCTTAACTACTTCTTCTCTTTGTATATCTGATTTTTCAAATTCCACACTGCTAATACTAGAAGAACGTTTACCTCGGAACTTTTGTAAAAAATCTTCTAAACCATTTTTTTCTTCTATTCTATCAAATTGGTCTAAATCTCCAGTTATAACAAGTCTTGTTCCTTCCCCCAAACGTGTGCATAACATTTTCATTTGTGAGATGGTTGAATTTTGCATTTCATCTGCAATAATCCAAGAATTTTTAAATGTTCTACCTCGCATATAACCTAAAGGGGCGATTTCTAATGTTTTTTCTTCTAGCAACGCAGTAATTTCTTTTTGAGTTAAAAAATTATATAATATATCATAAATTGGACGAACCCAAGGAGCCATTTTTTCTTCTAAAGTGCCAGGTAGATAACCCAAGTCTTCATCTACAGAAACAGAAGGACGAGTAAATATTAATTTTTCACAGTTGCCAAGAAGAAAATTTTTTACACCCATTTCCGTTGCTAATAAAGTTTTACCAGTTCCTGCAGGACCAGTGGCAACAACTATTTTTTTTGATTTTTGATTTAACAAATTATGGTATCCTTTTTGAGAATTATTCTTGGGTTTTGTAAATTTTTCTTCAAAATTCTTTTTTTCTTTGGCAGATAAGTGTTGCATCATGTTGTATGACTTGTTTAACATAGATTCATCTTCCTTTTTTTCTTTTTCATATTCTAACATAATTTCTTTTTCTAACTGCTTTTTTGTTTTACGCCCCTTTTTTTTAGGCAAAGAAACAATGGGTCCAAGTTCATCGTCGCTATAAGTTTTCATATCCTAAACTTACAATATGATTGTATAATAAAATATACATAATATTTTATTAAAACTTGTATAAATAATTATATTGTTACTACTATCGTGTTATTTTTTTATTTTTCTTAATCAAATAATTTTGTTTTTTCAAATTAAATATTAATAATTTAAAAGGATAAAATTAAAAAACAAAAGTAACTAAAGACAACGTGCGTTGATTTCAAAGCATTTTTTTTGTATCACTGCATAAATTATATTTTATAAAGTAGATAAAATCTAATTACTATATTATTTAGGAGGAAAATGTCCGACGTTAATAATTCTGAACCTTTGTTGAAACCAGACGAGAATAGGTATGTAATGTTTCCTATTCAACATAATGACATATGGGATATGTATAAACGCCAAATAGATAGTTTTTGGCGTGCAGAAGAAGTTGATTTGTCCAAAGACCTTATGGACTGGAAAAATTTAAAAGAGGACGAACAAAAATTTATAAAAATGGTCTTGGCATTTTTTGCGGCATCTGATGGCGTAGTACTAGAGAATTTGGCAGTTCGTTTTATGGGAGATGTCCAATTGTCAGAAGCCCGTGCGTTTTATGGTTTCCAAGTAGCAATGGAAAATATACATTCAGAAATGTACAGTATTTTAATTGATACTTACATTCAGGACAATACAGAAAAACAAACATTATTTGAAGCGACCCAAAATTATCCTTGCATAACAAAAAAGGCAAATTGGGCAAAAAAATGGTTGAATGATAACAGAAGTAGTTTTGGTGCACGTCTTGTAGCATTCGCCGCAATAGAAGGAATCTTTTTCTCAGCATCTTTTGCTTCTATTTATTGGATAAAAAAGAGAGGACTAATGCCAGGGTTAACCTTGTCTAATGAATTCATTTCTAGAGATGAGGCTTTGCATACCGAGTTTGCAGTTCTAATGTATTCTAAGTTAAACAAGAAGTTAAATAAAAAAAGAATTTATGAAATAATACAAGAAGCAGTGGAAATAGAAAAAGAGTTTATTTGCGAGGCAATACCTTGTCGTATGATTGGTATGAATTCCAAATTAATGACTCAATACATAGAGTTTGTAGCAGATAGATTAGTAGTTCAGTTAGGTTATGATAAAATATATAATTCATCAAATCCATTTGATTTCATGGAATTGATAAGCGTTGAATCGAAAGTAAACTTTTTTGAAAGAACTAACGCTGAGTATGCGTTAGCAAATAAAACAGTTGACGAAGATATCTTCAATTTTGATGCTGATTTTTAAAAATTTTGAAAATTTTATTTAATATATTTGATTAAGTTAAATAAAATTGCCATTCTAACAAAAACACCATTTTCTACTTGTTGAAAATACTTACTTTTTGGGTTATTGTCTAAATCTGTTGATAATTCTTCGTTCCTTGGCAAAGGATGCATAATAATAAGATTTTCTTTACTCTTAGATATTAAATCAGAATTAATAATAATATTTTTCACATTTAAATTTTTTTCTGTAAATCTTTCTTTTTGTTGTCTTGTTACGTATAAAACATCTATGACATTTATAATATCATTTATATCCGAAACTATTTCATAGTTTAATTCATTTAATAATTCAGGTTCCGGTTGAAGTTCTGGTTCGCTAACAAAATAAAAGTGAATATCATTTTTTATTTTTTTTAATAAATACACCAAAGAATGAATAGTTCGGCTATGTTTAATATCTCCTGTAAAAGCTATTTTTTCAGGCAAATTTGTATAATATTCCTGAATAGTAAATAAATCAAGTAAAGCTTGTGTTGGATGTTCTCCGTCTCCGTCTCCTGCATTAATGATTGGTTTATTTGTGTATTTTTTAATTTTTGAAATAATATTTTTTTCTGGGTGACGAATTATAAAAACATCTACATAAAAGTTTAGTGTCTTTATTGTATCTTCCAAACTTTCTCCTTTTTTCTCACTTGAATATTCTGAGTTATATTTAATTATTTTACCTCCCAAACGGTGAATCGCACTTTCAAAAGACAAACAAGTTCTAGTAGACGGTTCAAAAAATAACAAACCAAAAATACTGTTTTGAAGTATTGTTTCTCTTGTATTACATCTTTTAAAATCTCGAGCAGTATTAATTATATCATTAACATTTTTAACGCTTTTAATTGAATCCATTATATTTTTAATATATGTTTTATATTAAAAAATCGTTAAACCATTTTTATATTTGTATATTTTATATGGCTAATAAAAAAACACATAAGAAAATAAATAAAATCAAATTAAAAAAAAATAACAAGTCCAAACGCAAATATAAAAAAAAAGGTGCAGGTCAAACAGTTAGTAGACTAAGAAGAAGAAGAAGAACACGAAATCAAACTCCATCACCACCACTACCAACACCGCCTTCAACCTCAGAATTACATGATTTACAAGGAAATGTTTTACCTCAGGCTGATGTAACAATTCCACCAATAGTTCCTGTTGTTACAAATGTTTCAAATGATGATAAACCTATTGTAAAAACTTATTCAGAAGAACGCAAAAATACGGTGAAAGCAATAATGAAAGATTTTGGATTTAACGATTTAATTGACTTAGGGCTTAAAAAAGAACTTAAAGAAGAACTTGAATCTGCATTGTTAGATTATGTGCGTCATGGAGATAATCTTATTACAGTATATTATACACAAAGAAATGATGTAGAAGATAAGATAGATGATAGTAAAATGTTTGTTCCTGGTGAATTACGTGTTTTAGTTAAGGAATGGAATAATTGGCGAAATGAGGACGAGATAAACTTGAAAGATGCAATTGAAGATTTAATCGAAACTCTAAAAACACCAGAAGATACAGAGATTATGTATGAATATGGTAACCATTAATTACCTTAGTTGAAATAAAATATAGAATACCGCTTTTATATTTTAATTTTTTTAAATTCGCACTGAAATACTTGTATTATTAGTTTGTTGATTGTATATATCAAGTGTTCTAGCACTAGGATCATCACATTTGATATACTTTGGCATCCAAAAATTTGGTAATATAGTTCCTAGACCATTGTAATGTTTCTCAAAAATCATTCTATAATAAAATTGTTCAGCCGTTTGTGGCAATAAATGGTTTCCGACGCTATGCATACTGTTATGTAGTGTAGCTAATTTAGAATATTCAATATTTTCTGGAATAAAATTTACATCTGAAATAATATTGTCTTTAATGTATTTTTCTGCGAACTCTCCAATAATATCTTTTAAAGATCTGTTTTCTTCAGACACTCCATCACTAAAAGCTTCCTTCTTTCTCCAAATAATTGAATCAGGAAGAATTGGTCTTAAATTATTTCGTTTGTAGTTATCTTCAGAAAATGCTTTTCTTAATAAATTTTTTTCTGTAAAAAAATGCTTTTGGTTAGGTATTCTATTTTTAAAATCGCTTCTGTCATGAAGCGGTAGTGATAAATAAAACTGAACCCATTTTCTATCAAGGAATGGAGTTCTAGGTTCAAGACCATGTGATGAAATACATTTATCCGATCGCAAAACATCAAACAAATGTATATTTTTTAATAAATTTCTACATTCTTTATCAAATTCTATTTCATCTGGAGCATGGTTTACATATAAATATCCTCCAGTTAATTCATCAGAACCATCGCCGTTAAAAATAACTTTCGCTTCGCTATTTTCAGATATGTATTTTCCAATCAACCAATTTCCAATACTTGCTCTTACTGTGGTAGTGTCATAACTTTCTATATCATAGATTACGTTAGGTATAGCATCGATAAAATCTTTTTCTTCTAGTTCAATTTGAGTATGTTTAGTTCCAAGATAATCTGCAACAACTTTTGAATATTTCAAGTCTTCTGAACCTCTAATACCAATAGAATATGTTTCTAATTTTGAAGGTGTGTTTGTAGTTTTAAAATATTGATTTACAAGTCCTGCAATTAAACTACTGTCTAGTCCTCCGGATAATAGACATGCAATAGGTCTTTCAGTAGTAATACATCTTTTATATACTGCATCAAATAAACTCTGTCTTATTTGTGTGAACATACCAATTTCACTAGCCATATTTAAACAATGATATCCAAAAGGTTCAAAGCTAAAAGCTGGAGTATGATATTTTATGTTAGCACGTTTTAAATTCCAATATGGAGAAACTGTGTGCTTCATTTCAATATAACTATATGTTCCCGGTTCAAATTGTGAAATTGTATATAAATTTTTTCTTTTTGTAAATGTGATATCATTTTCTATATTTTCTTTTTGATAAATATCTACAATCATTTTTAATTCGCTTGCAAAAACATACTTATATTCATTTTTAAGTTTTGTATATCCATAAGAAGTTGGTTTCATTACATATAAAGGTCTAACACCATAAGGGTCTCTTGCAACATACATTTTTGATTGTTCATTACATATACGGTAATCAATCAAACAAAAAGAAAAAACACCATCTAACATTTGTAATGTTTGTTCAATACCATATTTTAAATATAAATGTATAATTACTTCACAATCAGAGTCTGATTGTGTTTTTACTATTCCCATATAACTATATAAGTGTTTATAATTATAAATCTCACCGTTACAAATTAACACAATATCTTTATAAAGTAAAGGTTGGTTTGACTCGTCATTGAGTCCATTTATAGCTAATCTATGAAATCCAAATTGTGATTTTATCATAACATTTGACAATTTTGAAGATTCGGGACCTCTATGCTGACCTTTATTAAAAGAATTCAATAAAAATTCAGACTTTACTTGGCTTGAGTCTCCAAGATAAGCAAAAATACCACACATTACTTTTTAAAAGTAGTTAACTTTAAACTCTTTAAAAAAAATTTTAATATATAAAATAGATAAAAATATATAATTCATATATATAAATGTTTAAAAACATTCCAAATAAAGATAATATACATAAACCTCAAACAAAAGTAGAATTATCCAATTTTCAAAATATGATTTCAAGTGAAATGCATTCTACTCTTTCAAATAATTTAAAATTAAACATAAACTCAAATTTTGAACCAGAATTACTAACTGATGAAGTATCCATTGAACCTAGTAAAAATAAATTTAATGTGTTAAGTTTTATGAATGAAAAAGATAAATTACCCGAGAAAAAGGAAGAAAACGAAAATGAAAATAAGGAAGAAAAACATGTGTTAAATAAATTAGACTCTATGTCCACAGTATTTATAGGTTCAATTTCAATTCTTGGTCTTTATTGTGTATATAAAGCAATTAAAAAAACAATGTAATATTAAAATAAAAAGTCTAATTATATGCAAATTCTATTTTCTTTCCTAAAAGGTGCAGCTTTAGGATCTTTTATAACATTTTTAGGATTCTTTTTTGATATGACTTTTTCAAGAAAAAGTTATAAAAAGCTATTAGATAAAAGCGAAGAATTATTAGATAGAGCAATTCCTGCTATTAAGTTTAATTTAATGATTATAGGACCAACAGTATATGGATTTGTTGATTATTTTTTTCTTGAACATAACTACAACATTCAACCAGTAAATATATTAGGTGTATTAGGTATTCATTCAGTTGGATATTACATATCTCATTACGCAATGCATAAGTCTACATATTTGTATAATTTGCACAAATTTCATCACGAGTTTGATAAAGTTTTAATACCAAGCATTGGAAATGCCGTAAGTAAAGGTGAATTTGTAATTGCTTATGTAACACCCTTTGTGATTAGTGCATATTTTTTAAGACCTAGTGAGGCATCGTTTCTTATCCCAGTTGGCATTATATCTATTATGAATTTAGTAATACATTGTAAAGAATTTGAAAATGTAAAATGGTCAAAACTTTTTGTATCTCCAAAAAATCATATTATGCATCATGAGATTAGAAATAAACATTTTTCTGCACCAACTATCAATATTGATTATTTACTTGAGAATATTTAAAACTCATTATATAATTTTTATATGTAATGAATTATAGTTGATATCTTTTAAATAGTTCTAATGCAACCAACCCGCCGAAAATTTGTGCAAGACAATATGGTAATAAATCAGTTGTAGGTATTTTACCTGCAGATGCCATTACTATTGATACAGCAGGATTAATATGTCCACCTGATATAGGTGCAGTTATAAGTATAACCAATGCTAAGGCTGCGCCAATAGCAAGAGGATTTCCTGTAGCAAGAATAATATATACAAAAAAGGCAGCACCGAAGAATTCAGCTAAATAATTATTCATTATATGATATAACTATAAAAAAGTTGTTAAAAATTGATTGAATTAATATTAAATTTTATATAATATTAATGCCCCTTGGAGTTTATCCATTTCTAATGTTAAGATATCTTCTTCGTCTCTTTATTTTTAAAAACCTTCGTAGTCTTGAATATATTGAAAGCAGTAGATCACATAAATCTATTGTTGTAAATAATATTATCGATAAAAATACAACTCATCATCCAATTACAATGGCTTATTATTTAAATCCTAACGAAACAAATAAATACTTTATGTAATTTTTCACTTTTACTTATTATTTGCATTTTTTTTTGGCACAACTGCACCTCCTGATCTTGCACGCTGTAATGCACGGTCAACTGTATTTTTATCATTTGGACTTGTAAATGATATAACACCACCTTTTTTATTTAAGCTACTTCCAATGCTACCAGCTTTTCTTCTTGCTATTACACTTGACGCATCTTTGTTATATGACCAATTTTTATTTAGTCTTGTTGATATGTTTGAATTTGTAAAAAGCATTCTTGATGTATGTAATTTCCTTCCCATTGCAAAACTCGAGTCATTACTAGATGAACCGTCTTTCAATGGCATTGATTTAACACCAGTTAAAGAATTATTATTAATGTTTTCTGGTAAACATTCGTTTTGTGTTTCTGTAAATATTATGTCTCCTTCAACTGTTATATTTAAAGACGCACTTGTGCCGGGATTAAGTTTTGAATCAAAATATGAACCACTATTTACTTGTATAGTTGCTATTCCAATACTTAATGGTGTGAATGTTGCAGTCCATGTTGCATTCCCATTTGATGGAGTGATTGCTGTTAAACTACCGTTTGTTACAGTTATATCATCATTACTAAAATCTACTACACTTTCGTGAAAAGTAATTGTTATTACAGCAGTTTCTGTGTCTTTAATAGTGCTATTTGATGCTGTGATTGTAGGAGTAGGACTAAGTGAATCAATACTATAAAATATACCAGCATTTTGTAAACTATTATATTCTGATCCAGTATTTCCATTTAAATCAGTATAAGTTCCTAATATCCTTATTGCATTGAATGTGCTTTCTCGGTCGTCTTTTGCTTTTAAAAAGATTTGCCAAATTGTTGAAGATCCTGTTAAAAATGCTACATCAGCATCTGGTGCATCTATTGTATCAGCAGTAAAACTAGCAGGATCAATTGGTTCATTAAAACCAATATATATTGGAGCAGGTGTTGTTTCACCTCTTTTTAATTGGAATGAACCACTAAAATAACTCATATAAGTTACAAATGGTGCTATAGTATCAACGGTAAGTGTAGAACTTGTTACACTATCAACTGATAAAATTGTTGTTGTTACTACAACTGAACCACTTGTTACAGCAACACTAACTCTTCCTGAATCAATGTTTAATTGATAAATAGAATATTCATCTTCAAGGTCAGTAATAAGCTGTGACCTTGTAGCATCGTTTAATTCTCCCAAATCAATACTTTCAATTCTTTGTTCTATTTCAGCATCTACTCCGTTTGGTAAACCAGTTGTTCTAATTATTGTTGTAATATCAGTATCAGTAATTACACTTGGATCTATTTGAGGATTAATAGTATCTTTGATAATTTTTAAAATATCACTGCTTGTTGCTGCATTAGTTAACACCGAATTAGTAGGTGTAGCACTTATTGCTTGATTACCTGCAAGGTCAAAATAATTTGTGCCTATTTCTATAATATTTTGATTAGACCCAGAATTGTAATTTGAATTTGGCACATAAGTGAATGTAAATACGGTATTATCACTTGTAAGTAAATTTGAAATAACACCTTGATAAGCAGTAACATCTTCAAGAGCAAATCCACTTACTTCTTCTGTAAAAGTTACAGTTACTTCTGTTCCTTCCGAACCAACAGTTGTTGGATTAAGTGATGTTGTATATACAGTAGGAGGCGTGTTATCTACTTTAACTGAAGTGCCATCGGTTACTGCTGTCACTCCTAATCCTGAATTACCTGCATTATCTGCATAACCACTAATGGTAAATGTACAATTTCCGTCAGTATCTCCGGAATCAACAGTAAAAACTGCTCTATATGAATTTCCTGAAACTTGTGATACGTTTACTGTATTTGCTAAACTAGAACCACCACTGATTATAGATATAGTTGGTTCTGTTATGTTTTCAGAAGCAACCACAGTCAATGTAACTTCGTCTCCAGATTTAGCAGCAGTATTACTTACTGAATTATCTGATGCAATTGAAACAGTTGTAAGAGTTGGTAATGTATTATCAATAGTGACTTGCGAACCGTTTGTTGTTGAATTAACAGTTGGTCCACTATTATTTGCTAAATCAGTATATCCATTTATACTAAAACCAACCAATCCTTCCGAGTCAGATGATGATATTGTATATTCAGCAATATAAGCTGTTCCACTTCCTGTTACTGTTACTGAATCAGTAACTTCTTGATTATCTATAGTAAAATTAACAGTTGGCGAAGTGATTGATTCGTCTGCAGTAATAGTTAATTGTATAGTTTCACCTACCTTGGCAAAAGAAGTATTGTCATTATTAGATGCAATAATTGCAGTTATACTTGGTGCAACTTTATCAACTGTAACACCAGAACCACTCGTTAATGTTGTAATATCATTTGCAGCATTTCCAGCAAGGTCAGATATATTACTTATGGTAAATCCAATTAAACCATCAACATCACTGGATTCAACGCCAAATCGTGCTTTAAAACTATCTGCTGTTCCACTTACTGTTATTCTTGAACTATCTATTGCTTGTCCATCAATTGTAAAAGTCACTGTTGGTCGGTTTATAACCTCATTTGCACAAATATCTAAAAGGATAGTTCTACCTTGTTTTGCATATTGATCATTTAAGCTACTATTAGATTTCATTGTAATACTTGAAAATGTAGGTATGGTTGTATCAACACTTACACTTGTTGAGTCAGTTACAATAGTTGCAGTATTTCCAGTATTACCATTTGCATCTTGGAAATTTGAAACTGAAAAAGTTACATTTCCATCGGTATCATTACTATCTACAACATAAGTTGCTGTATAAGTTGTATTGTTGCCAGAATTTGGTGTAATAGTTATTGCACCATTTATATCATCAGTACCACTATCAAATGATATTGTAGGCACAGAAACTGATTCATCGCATGTTAAGTTTAATGTAATTGTATCTCCAGGTTTGGCTAATGAAGTTGAATTTGCATTATTAGAAGAAATAGAAACTGTTGTCATTGAGGGAAGTGATGTATCATTTAATTGAACTGTATTATTATTTTGTGATACAGATGCAACGTTACCTGCAGAATCATATATAGAATCTACAGATGGTGTAATAGTAATTACTTCATTACCCTCAACTGAACCTTGTAAAATAGTATCAATTGTTAAAGTATATCTACTTAAATCACCTCCAATAGGAGTGATTGCTGTTGGATAAAAAGATTCTAAGGTTGCAGTTCCTCCTGCCATTACTAAATAAACATCTGTTGTAGCTAAAGCACCTGAACCATTAGAATTACTGTATACTTCTTCACTAAATATTAGTTCTATTTGTGTATTATTACCGTCAACTGCCAAACTTGTAAATATAGGGGATGTATTATCAATAAATACCCCAGAAGAGGTTTCATTATATGTTGTTCCAGCGTTACCAGCTAAATCTGTAAAATTACTTATAACATATGCAATTTCACCATCAACATGTGTATTTGATACAGTAAAACTGGCAGAAAATTGTGTATCATCATTAACATTTGGTTTTGTTGCTGTAACGGTGGTCAAATCAGTAGCACCACTTTTGAATAAAACTGTTGGTGGTGCAGTTAAATCTTCACTTGATGTTATTGCTAATGTAACTACATCACCATCTTTCGAAGTAGTATTGACTGAATTACTTGATGTTAAAGATAAAGTTGAAAAGGTTGGTGCAGTTTTATCAAATGTTAATGTGTTACCACTTGTAACATTATTTACATTTATTCCATCATTATTAGCTTGATCAGAAATATTACTAATTGTAAATGTTATATCTCCATCATCATGAGAATTTGATGTAACAAATGAAGAACTATATGAATTACCACTTCCACTCATTGTTTGTGTAGTATGGGTTACGCCATTTGTTTTAAAATCTACAGTTGGTGCGCTTATAATTTCACTTGCAGTAATATCTAATGTAATAGTGTCTCCAACTTTTGATTGTAAAGAAGATGTATTATCTGTTGAATATGTAACGCTTGTTAATGTGGGAACAACTTTATCTATTGTAATTGTTGACCCGCTTGTTAAAGTTGTTACGTCAACACCAACATTACTATTTCTATCAACATAATTACTAATTGTAAAAGTAATATCACCTTCACTATCATTCGCATCTATTGTGTATGAAAATTGGAATGTATCTGTATTTGGTGTTCCTGCAATATTAACTACATTTGAAATAGCATTATTTCCTGATTTGAATTCTATAGTAGGTGTATTATAAAGTAATTCGTTTGCTACAACATTTAATGTAATTACGTCACCTACTTTTGCAAAATTACTGGATGCATTCGTTGATGAAATTTCTACAGTAGTTAAAATAGGTAATGCTTGATCATTTAATGTAACTTCATTTCCAGTTTGACTTGTAGTAGAAACATTACCTGCAATATCAAATATACTATTAGAAGTTGGATTTACAGATACTATTTCGTCACCACTAGGTAGTCCATTAAATGACATGAATAATTTAAATGTTTTGTTATCAATAATTGTAATACTAGAAGGATTCGAACTTGCAACATTTCCTGAAAAGTTTGCACTTCCTCCTGTAATATCTAATGTAAAATCATTAGTTTCTAAATCACCAGTTCCTGAATCTGTGTTAAATACATTCTCATCAAAACTAAGTGTAATGAACGTATTATCAGCTGCTAATGCTACACTGTCAATAGTTGCAGGGGTTGTATCTATTAAAAGAGTTTTATTTCCTGTTAATGAATTTGCACTGTCTACGGCTGGTAAAGTTAATACCGCATCGTTACCATAATCATCTTTAATACTAGATCCATTAATATTCAAAGAGTCGGTTGCAACATAGTTTATCCCCGTTGTTTCAGTAATACCAGATTGAACTGTATACTCAAATGTCAATATATTTGTTGAAGAACCACTTGTATAATCTACATTAACTGTGTTTCCACCAACACTAATAGTAATATATGGAGTAGCGATAGTAATATTCACATTTTCACTAAAATATACATCAATTGCAATAATATCTCCTTCTTTATAAGTTCCGTTGGCAGTAGAAGATGTTACATTATTTATGATTGGTATAAGTGTATCTATAACATAATTACTTGTATATGTTTGACTTGCAATTTGATTACCAGCAACATCTGTTAAACTTGTTTGCAATGTTAAAGTATTACTAGTATCTTCTATATTTTCAGTTGGTGTAAATGTTCCTGTCCAAGTAATATTATCACCACTTGTCATCTGAGTTAATGTTCCATTTTCTGTAGTTATATCATCATTACTATTAAATCCAGATACTGCTTCTGAAAATACAAGAGATACAGTGGTGGCTGAACCACTTTGTAAAGAAGAATTTGCTAATGCAAATGTAGCAACTGTTGGTAATTTCGTATCTATACCAAATGTGGCAGTTGTTGCAGAAACGCCTGTATTTCCTGCTACATCTGTATAAGTATCAGCTAATGTTAATAATCCTGTTGTGTCATTAATATCATCTGTAGGCGTAAATGTTCCCGACCAACTACTATTATCTGTAGTTGTCATTTGTGATAAAACACCATTTTGGACAGTTATATCAGCATTGCTATCAAATCCAGAAACTGCTTCCGAAAATACCAAAATAACATTTGCGGTTTCACCTTTTAATAATGACGTATCATCTAACACAAAAGATGTAACTGATACTATTAATGTATCTACACTAAAATTAGCCGTTGTTGCAGTAATACCACCGTTTCCAACGATATCTGTGTAATTATTTGATAAAGTTAAAGAATTAGTAGAAGATTCTGAATCATCTGTGGGTGTAAACGTGCCTGTCCATGTAATGTTATCTGAAGTTGTCATTTGTGATAATGCACCACTTGTTATTGTAATATCTACATCACTATCAAAACCGGAAACTGCTTCCGAAAATTCAAGTGTTACAGTTGCTGTCTCAGATTTCTTTAATGCTGAATCATCAATTGTAAAAGATACTACTGTCGGATTCGTTGTATCAATTGCTATTTGTTTATTAACTCCTAGAGAACCTGAGGCGGCTGGAGAAAATAACGTCAAATTTGCGTTGTTTCCAGCAACATCTTTAATAGTTCCATTGTTAAAAGATAGAGAACCTGTCGTTGAATAATCTAAATTATTAGTGTTTTCACCACTTTCTATAGCATAATTAAAAAATAATGTATTACTATTACTTCCACTTGTGTAATTTACTGCTTTTGTTACACTATTATCAAACGCTAATGTAATTTGAGGACTGCCATTAGTAGTATCTACTATTACTGTTTCACTAAAAATCACTTGAATTGGTATAACAGTTCCAACTCTATATGTTCCATTTATTGTAGTTGCAGTAATATTTGTTACAGTAGGATCCGTATTGTCAATAACTATATTTTTATTAGCTCCCAAAGAATTAGTAGTCCCAGGACTTGCTAGAGTTAAAGCAGCATCGTTATTTGCAGAATCTTTTATAGTTCCTCCATTAAGAGTTAGAGAACCTGTCGCTGAATAATCTAAATTATCACTGTTTTCGTTGCTTCCTACAGTATATTGAAAAACAAGAGTATTACTTCCACTTCCACTCGCATAATCTACTGATACATTGTCACCATCAAATTCTAATTCAAGTTGTGGTGTGCCTCCAGATGTATTTACATCAACTGATTCTGTAAATTCAATCTCAATATCAATTATTTCTCCTTGTTTATAACTAGCATCTGGTTTTGCGGATGTTACACTTACAACATTAGGATGTGTTGTATCAATAACTATTACTTTACTTTCACTTATTGAACCACTTGCTCCAGGAGATGGAAGAGTTAAAACAGCATCGTTGTTTGTTGTATCTTTTATAGTTCCTCCATTAAGAGCTAGAGAACCTGTGTTCTCATAATCCAAATTTGTTTCATTATGTCCATCTAAAATTGTATAATTAAAAATTAATTCACTGGAGTTACTACCACTGGCATAATTAATTGAATGTCCAGAACCTCCAATACTTAATGTTAATTGTGGTGTTCCATTTGTAGTATCAACTAAGACATTTTCTGAAAATGTGATTTTAATTGGTATAATTGGGGATGCATCATTATAATTTCCAGAAACAGTGGTTGTTGTAACAGAAGTGACTGTAGGTGCTTCTGTATCATTTAATGTAACTTTATTATCTGTATTATCTTGTGCATCACTGGCAGCATTACCTGCTAAATCAAATATTGATGTTGTAAGAGGCACTACCTTTAAAATCTCATTACCTCTTGCTACAGAACCTGGTGTATAATTTATTGTTAAATCATATTCTTGAACACTTTTTTTATTTATACTTGATGGTGTAGCACTTTGTAATGTAGCAATTCCATCTGTAATAGATAAAGCAAAATCAGATGTCTCCAAATTAGTTCTTGTATCATCTGCTGCATTATATACATTCTCTGAAAAAGTAACAGTAATTGTGTTGTTGTCTGCTGATAATGAACTAGATAAAATAGTCGGTATTGTGTTATCCACTGTAAATGTATCACCAGTTGTTGGTGTATTTGTTATTAAATTACCAGCCAAATCTGTGCCTGTAGATAAAGTTATTGTTCCTGTTCCATCACCTGTAGGTATCGTATAATCAAATGTATATTCAATTGCACTTACTTTTATCATATCACTTGCTGAAACACTTGCAATACCACTTCCAGTAATTATAATTTGTGGAATTGGTGAATCCACCATATCTTCATTAAAAGTGGCTGTAATTATAACATTCGTTCCTCCATTTTTATAAGGAGCTGCATAACTATATGTAATTGCTGCTGTAGGTGCTGTGTTATCAACTGTAAAAATATTACCACTTGTAGGGGCAGTAGTAATTGTATTTCCAGCCAAATCAGTTCCTGTAGATAAAGTAATAGTGCCTGTTCCATCACCTGTTGGAATTGTATAATTATAAGTATATTCTGTTACACTCACTTTTGTCATATCACTTGCTGTAACACTTGCAATACCTGCTCCAGTAATGATAATTTTAGGAACAGGGGCATCTTTCATATCTTCATTAAAAGTTGCAGTAATGGTAACATTTGATTCTCCATTTTTATAAGGACCTGCGTAGCTATAAGTAATTGCTGCTGTAGGTACTGTGTTATCAACTGTAAAAATATTACCACTTGTAGGAGCAGTAGTAATTGTATTTCCAGCCAAATCAGTTCCTGTAGATAATGTTACTGTTCCGGTTCCGTCACCTACAGGTATTGTATAATCATATGTGTATTCAGTTGCAGACACCTTTGCCATATCACTTGATGTAACACTTGCAATACCTGCTCCAGTAATGATAATTTTAGGAACAGGGGCATCTTTCATATCTTCATTAAAAGTTGCAGTAATAGTAACATTAGTTCCACCGTTTTTATAAGGACCTGCGTAGCTATATGTTATTTCTGCTGTAGGTGCAGTGTTATCTACAGTAAATGTGTCTCCTGATGTAGGAACACTTGTTATATTATTTCCAGCCAAATCAGTCCCTGGTGATAAAGTAATAGTGCCGGTTCCATCACCTGTAGGTATTGTATAATTATAAGTATATTCAGTTGGACTTACTTTTGTCATATCAGTTGCTGTAACACTTGCAATACCACTACCTGTAATAATAATTTGTGGAATATCTGTATCTTTCATATTTTCATTGAATGTAGCAATAATAATAACATTGGATCCACCATTTTTGTAAGGACCTGCGTAACCATATGTAATTGCTGCTGTAGGTGCAGTGTTATCTACAGCAAACGTATTACCTGATGTGGGAACGGATGTAATTATATTTTCCGCTAAATCAGTTCCTGTAGATAGAGTAACCGTTCCAGTTCCATCACCTGTAGGTATTGTATAATCAAATGTATATTCAGTTGGACTTACTTTTGTCATATCACTTGCAGTAACACTTGCAATACCTACTCCAGTAATAATAATTTGAGGAACAGGTGAATCTGCCATATCTTCATTAAAAGTAGCAGTAATAGTAACATTAGATTCACCATTTTTGTAAGGACCTGCGTAGCTATATGTAATTGCTGCTGTAGGTGCAGTGTTATCTACAGTAAATGTATTACCTGAGGTGGGAACGGATGTAATTACATTTTCTGCTATATCAGTTCCTGTTGATAAAGTAACAGTTCCAGTTCCATCTCCTGTAGGTATTGTATAATCAAATGTATATTCAGTTTGACTTACTTTTGTCATATCACTTGCTGTAACACTAGCAATACCAGAGCCAGTAATGATAATTTGAGGAACTGGAGAATCTGCCATATCTTCATTGAATGTAGCAGTAATGGTAACATTAGATCCACCATTTTTGTAAGGACCTGCGTAGCTATATGTAATTGCTGCTGTTGGAGGTGTAGTGTCATTGACTATATTAAAAGTATCGCCAGACGTAGGTGTATTTACAACTGCATTACTTGCCAAGTCGGTTCCTCCAGATACTTGTAAACTAGCACTTCCGTTTTGCAAAACAGGTGGTATGTAGTTGTATGTATATTCAGTAGCATTAACTCTTGTCATAGTTACAGTTTCTGAAGTTACAGAACCAGTGCCAGTAATAATTAAATTTACATTATTGGAATCTAACATATCTTCATCAAATGTAGCTATAATAACAACTGTATCACCATTTCCAAAAGGACCTGTAGATGAAACCCCATCTAATGTATATGTAATTCCTGCAGTGGGCGAGACTTTATCATTTAGATTTAAAGTGTTATTTGATTGTTCTACAACCATTGGATTTCCAACTTTATCAAATATGGAAGTAGCATTTGTTGGTTTTACAGTTAATACTTCATTTCCATCAGCACTACCAGCGTTAGTAACATCTAAAGTTAAATCAAAAATAATATTATTTGTTGAACTTAAGCTTGTTGGATTTGCAGCAACAGTTGCTACTCCTCCTGCTATTTCAACTGTAAAGTCGATTGGTTCCAAGCCACCAGTAACTACTATAGAATTACCCATTCCTCCATGATAATCACAATAATAATAAAAGGTTCCATTATCATAAGGTGTGAAGCTAATTAAAGTATTATCTCCATCTAGAGAGCTAGTTAATCTAGAATCAGATGTAGTTATTTCTCCTCCATTAGTTGAAGTTCCTATTTTAAAAGGATGACTACTATTTACACTACTTGATACTGAGAAAGTTACTGTTTGTCCTACAAACAATGAAATAGAAGAATTTGCAGAACCATTTAAAAGATAAACACCTCCGTTTGCAGTTACAGTGTAAGATAACCCTGCATCAGTATAACTAGAAGTATTTACAACGAATTCAGAAAATGTCACTTGTAAGGTAACATTGTTACTGCTTATTGTTGTGCCTGTAATAGTAGGTATGGTAGTATCAATAGTAACATTTGTTCCGTCTGTAATATCAACTTGTGTTAGTTGTGTTGCGTTAATAAGTGTTGTTTGTGCGCTTGCATCAATAGTAAATGTAACAGCGCCATCATCATCTGCTGCATCTATCGTATATTTTGCAGTCCAACTTGTATTATCGTTTGTTCCAAGGTAATCTATCTCTGTGTCTGTGATATTTACCCCGTTGGATTGGAAAGAAACCATTGGAGTATTGATTGATAAATCATATTCAAAAGATAGGGTAACTTCATCTAGATGTTTTGCCTTTGTAGTATTTGAATTGTTGGAAACAATGGAAACAGAGTCAGAAACAAGAACAGGGGGAATTTGTGCTATTTTTCTTAATTTATATAAATTAATATGTCCACTATCTGATGATTCATTATGAATATTTGGAACACCTATAGCTAAGTTAAATTCATCGTTATTTGAAGATAATGAATAACCAAATGTTTCACCATTTTCACTTCCTAATATACTACTTCCAATTTTACTCCATGCTTGTGATTTATATTCATAAATATTTACATGCCCAGTGTTATTGTTACTATTAGGAGCACCAATTGCAATGTTAGATGCATCGTTTGATAATGCTATTGAGTAACCAAAATTATCTCCTGTAGTGCTTCCGGTAATATCATTACCTAATTTACTCCAATTACTTGAATTGTAATGATATACAGATACTTTACCTGAACCATTATAAGGTGCACCAATTGCAAGATAATTGCCATCTTTATCAAGAGATACGGATGTGCCAGCATAATCGCCGTTGCTTTCTCCATTGATATTAGAAGAAATTTGATTCCATGATGCATCATTTGAATCATAGGTGAATACCTTTGTAAATCCACTCAAAGTATTATCGCCAGTTGCTTCTGGATATCCGATTGCTACAATACTTCCTGTTTCATTGATATCAATAGAACCACCAGAAATATCATTGTATGCTGCACTTTCTATTTTATTTCCAAAATAGTTCCAAGAAGCATCAGAAGAGCTGTATTCATATATTTGTACTTGTCCGTTAGTTGTTAAATCTTCAAACTGTTGTTCATGTAATACAGCAAGTTTATCACCTGTATTATTTAGTTTAACTTTGGTTGAATAACTATTTGTTATTTGTGGCACTTGTATAGTGGTTGTAATGGTTTGCACATTAGGATCATAACCTACCACATCTCTATTAGCATAAATTCTATCAATATCAGTTTGTGTTAATTCAGTGTTAGCTCTATACATCCTTACAAAACCTATTTTTCCTTGAAAATATTGTCCACTACTATGTGTAGTATTCCATACACCACCTATTGATATATCATCATGTATATCTAATGTAGAATCAGTTGGTAAATTTACACTCACATACGTTGCGCTTCCTCCACCATAATATTTAGCCCACCAAGCAATATTATCCTCATTAAATTTTTCAGCTGTAGGGTTTTCTCGCCATTGACTTATGCCAGTATGACTTCCTCCAATGTGTTCGTCAGTTAAGAAATTTTCACCATTAACGTTTGATGAAAAATAATTTACACCGTTTACATAGAAATTAGCTCTTTGTTCCCATAAGCTACCATTAGTTACTGCCTCTCCAAGTCTTATAATTACATGATTCCATTGTCCTTTATTAAAAATTCCTCTATTTTCATTCATACTAAATGCTCCATAATTTTCTGTGTTACTTCCATTTCCCGTTGCTGGAATATACCAATATCCTCCTTGACTGGTTTGATACGACATTCTAAAATTTATATTTGGTTTAGAATCTCCCTCGCTATATGAATTATTCGATTCATTTATATTCTGAGCTAAAGTTACTACTTTAAAGTTTGTATCATCAGTATTGGTATTATCATCGACATATATATAATATTCCAAATATTCAAATTCAGTTGCAGTGCACCACGTATTAAAATTTCTGTTATAGTTTTTAAATAATGCATATTCATTCTGACTTCCAGTAAATACTGCACCTCCATAAGTAGTAATGTTTCCGTTTGAA